AAATCCCTCGGCGTTCGCGCTGTGCGGGTTCAAGTCCCGCTCCGGGTACCATTGGGATAAAGCAGAATAATCAAAGCAATAAGCAGTGTCGTGAAACCACCTACGGGTGGTTTTTTTGTATCTGAAATCCTCCTTTCCGAAGATGCGTCCGAAGATGGTTTTTCCGCGAACGCATAGCGATTCATTTTTTCTGACCGCCGACCACCGGCACGATTTTAGTTTTTCTGTCGTAAATTGCCGTTTGCCTCGAATTTTTATGACCAGAAATCGCCTGTTTCTCTTCGAGGCTTCCTTCCAGATCAGAAACACCTTTCGCCTTCAGATCATGGAAAGTGAAATCTATCTGCAGGTGCGGGTTCTTTTCCTGAGCTGCGATTTTGGCGTCGCGCCAGCGTGAATTAAAACCGTCGCGAGTGTATTTGCCGCCGCTGGTCTGGTGAATGACAAACAGGCTACGGATACCCGGCTTTAACGGCAGGGAACGGGCGAGGGCGACAGCGGCTCGCAGGCGTGGCGTCCATGCTTTGATTTGCTTCACGCCTGTTTTGCCCTGGCGGATAAAGATCCCGGTTTCCCGTATCTGGTCTTCAGTCAAAGCCAGCACATCGCTTTGTCTGGCCAGACACAAATAAGCGATTTCCATGGTGGCGCGAACCACGTCCGGAGCAACGTCGTAAACCGCTTTGTATTCTTCGTCGGTGATGTAACGCTCCCTGGCCGTCTCTTTGAATTTCTTAACGCCCTGACAGGGATTATGCTGAACGTAACCCCGCTCATAACCCCAGCGGAATACCCGCGAAAGAAAACTCTTTTCCCGGTTGGCCTGAGTTCGGCTGGATAGGCCGCGCTGATCCATGTAACGGCGGATATGTTCAGGTTTAATTTTATCAGGGTTAATTTTCCCAAAAACGGGTAGAACTTTGCCTGAATACTTTACGTAGTCTTTTCTGGTTTCAGCTGCCAAATCCATAAAATCAGGGGAGCACATAAACTGATCGGCAAGAGTCTGAAAGGTTCTCCTCTCTTTTTCTTCACCCACAGCTTTTTCATAGGCCAACCAAACGGCTGACTGCGGCTCTGAGAGCGCACATAGCCTGATAGCCTTGTTATCCTTATTCCTGAATTCATATGCCGCTTTACCACGGTAGACGCGGGGCGGCATCCAGTTATCGGCAGGGTTTTTACGCTTTCCGGCCATTGAATACCGCTCCGAAATCTGGTTCTTCTTCCTGCAACTCTTCGGTGTTCTGGTTGCGGTATTTTATCGGGTTAGTGAAGTGGCCCCATGTTGTTTTTGGGTGTCCATCAGCCCTTTCTATGAAGAAGATACCAGCCCGGCGCAGTGCTTCGCATTGCCTGGATTTAAGAGTGGTTCCGGTTAGTTCAATCATCTCCTCCCTTGAGATGATGTCGTTTTCGTGTCGCATGGTCTTTCCTCATCATGCCGACTATCGCGTTATCAGCTTCTTCGCATGCGCGTTCGATTTCAGTCCTGGTCAGGGTCTTCTTTCGTACGCTGGCGGATAACCGGCCAATCTTGATATCGAAATCTGAGAGCAATACAGCTCCCGGTTGCCATCGCAGCATAGCGTTCTCCGTTTTCAAAGGGGCAGCTATGCTAGCGATGGTTAGTTTTTATTTCTGATTATGCTTAATCAGGTTTGGTTTATTCAGGAACGCGCCATTTTCGCGGGTGATTTTGGTACTACGCGGGAAATGCATAGCCAGTTCGCAACGTGCGCAGGCTTCGATTATCCCGTTAGTACCATCCGGAAACACGACGTGAAGAGCGTCGCCTCGTTTCAGTGTGAGTTTCAGCATATCAGCGCACCTGTAATGAACGTTCGCCAATCTCAAGGTGAGCGCCCGGCACTGGTTTTAACAGCTCTTCCGGTATCTCTCCGCCGTCAGCGGTAATCTGAGCCGCTGCTGCCTGTGCCGATTCGATGATATCCTTGATTGCCTTCTTATCTGGGATAATAACTGTTTTTACATCGACCAATTGAATACCATCAATTTCGTCAGGGATTTTTTCAACATCATCAATGATGACGCTGACGCTACCTTTACGGGCAGTAAACGTGTTTTTGGCTGTTTTCAGCTTATCTAGCCCGGCCGCCATCAGGCAGAACAGAATATACTTACTCAGGGCCTTATCTTTATTTTCAAAGGATTTCTTGCGCGCAGCCAGGCGCTTCATTTCATCATCGCAGGTGTTGGCGTTACCCAGATAGTTACGCTTGATCACCATGACCGCATCCAGTTTATCGGCCAGCGCACCTTCCAGACCTTCCAACGTATCAGCGATCATTTCCGGAGTCAGTTCATCAGAGCTTTCCAGCAGTTGCAGCAAGCTCTGGTAGTCGGCAGCGATGGCAATAGCAGTGGTGGAAGTCATTATGCTTTCTCCTCGGATTTATTCAGTTCGGCGATACGTCCATTTTTTATATCAGTGAGGCGGCGCAACCGGCCACTGAGGTACCGAGAACGCTGAGTGTCACCTTTTGATTCTGCATCCTTGCGGTGCACTTCGAGTTTTCGGGCAATAGTGCCAAACACCTTTTCAACTTCGTTAACAGACACGCCAGTAGATAGGGTTTCAGCAACGGAGGTAAGGTCGTCGTCTAATTCCTGACGAAGTCGCACTATATCTTCAATGTTTTCGCTGGCTTTTTTGATTTCGAATATCTCATTCAATTTTGAAGTGTATTCATTGTCGTTATGCATGTTCATGTAAACGTCTGCACCAAATCCGAGGTGGGATAGTGCTTTGGTTGTAGCGTCAGTCAGTGATTTTTTGGCGGCTTCTTTCTCCATTTTTAATGCACCATCACCACCCTTGGTGATGTAATCCGTATGTCCATAGGCCGGAATGCGCCCCTTCTTTCCGTCTCGCAGGTACCAGAGTTCAATCCGAATTGTATGTACGGATAAACAGAATAATGAGCCATCCCCGTCCCTTACCGGTTTCTGGCCAATTATTTTTCCTGATTGGTCCTGTATTGGCTCCATAAGCGGCACACCTCGATCTATGCGCTCTTCTTTGATATCAACGCCCCAACCGGTTCCTTCCATTCCGAAAACTTCCGTTGCGCGCATCAGCATGTACTGCGCCCGGATTGAGTGAAGCCCTGCGCCGAAACTGTTCTTTTCGACGAAGGCCGGATCTGTGCGCTGGACTCGATTCCAGACACTAAGGTTTGCTTTGGCCTGGTCGTCACTCAATTCAGATAGATATGATTCAATTTGTTTTGAGGCTATATTTTCATTTGGTTGAGTTGCTGGAATCAAATCTCCGGCATCTGGCATGCGATCTTTGAGGTTGATATCACGAGCCAAACGAGCGGCTTCGCCTGCCACTTTTTCAGCCTTAACGCTTAACTTCTCTTCCGGCTCAGCCCCCTCGCCAGATGCATATACCCCATAGCCCATATCATTGAGAGCCTCACGCGCCTGTTTCGCCTGGGTATCGGTTACAACCGACGGCGGCACTTCCGCTTTTTCGCCCACGTTTGAGGCGGTATTTTGCGTCGCCTCTGGTTGTTTAACGGATCCTTTCTCGGTTTCTTCAAAGCGGCCGTTTGCCTCCAGCCATGAATCGATGTGGCGGCGCAGGCTGTCAGGGAAATGGTAGGTATCTTTCGCCGGTACGTTCTGTACCACGCCGAAGATGCTGGCGCGGTCGTATTTGAGTATCTGCGGCGTGGTGTGCAGCGATGCTGACCAGCGTTTAAAGTCTTCCCGGTCATCGGAAATCATCTTCTTAGCGTCCAGAAGGTTTCCGGATAGTACCGGCGCATCAGGCGCCAGCGGGAGAAGGGCGGTAGCGATCTCCTGATCCAGCGTTGCATATGTGTGTTTATAACCCCGCTTAGAAATTACCACGGGTGTTTTATCATCGGTGCTGGTGCTGAGAGCGGTATTTTTATATACGCCGGGGGCCAGTTCGTCTCGCTTGCCCGGGTTCTCAAGCCAGCGTTTAACGAACTGAGAGATAGCCGCTTTGCCAGGCGTCTGGTTTTCAAAGTGGGAGAAAATACCCTGAACAAGATTATTCAGACCTTCCACACGCATGCTTTGAACCGGGAAGTTATTTTGCAGGGCGCACAGCACATTAAAGTTAAAGCGATCTTCCTCTTCAAATTCGCCATCGTGGTTTTTCAGGTTATCCAGATAATCCACAACCTGAGAATAAAGGTGGCCATCAATCGCAGCGGTGCTAAAAAGCAGGACGGCAGCAAAGCGTTCCTCTGCGGAAACGGTCATCAGGTCGATCACTTCATCGTCGGCAGGTAAACCAGCACTACTTCCGGAAGCGCTATCCTGCACAGTAGAAATCCATTTTTCACCGTCAAAAGTATGCTGCAGGGCGAATGACTCATCGAACTGGCCAACGGTAGGCAGCGGCTGGCCTTCAATGTGTTCCCACAGTTTCGGTTTGAAATAGTTGTCACCATTGGCCGGGTATGATTCCCAGAGTTTGCCGGTCATAATGCTTTCGGCCACTTTTTTGTTTGGCGCATCGATGGCGATCGCCAGCTGCACGGCGCCGCAGTCTTTAATCGCCGATTTCTTTGGCTCAAATAAGCCGTTGTAGATGGTCATTGGTCTTTCCTCTTGGTTTCTGGCGCAGGTCACGCGCCGGTTAATTAAAACGGTACGTCGCTTTCTTCAATCGGAGAGTGATCGATGCACAGCAGCTGCTGAATCTGGTCTTCAATAACACCCAGCTCCTTCTTTGCTTCGGCAGAGATTTTCTCTTTCTTCGCGCGAAGGGCATTAACCTGCATACCAATAATGTCGATTGGCTCTAAAGCCGGAATGGGAACCTCTACCGTTTTGGTAGTAACGAGGACATACAGATCAGGGTATTGCTGTGACATGTCACAGGTGAATGAGTGATAAGACGTTGGTAGATATGGGTTCGTTGTGGCCATAACGTAAACAGTTACGGGGATGGTAAGCGCTTCCATAGCGACTCCTTGTTGATGTATACTCAGAGCCGATCAGTGTTGACTCTGTCGGCATTGGTCTTTCCTCATCACAAGCTTGGTCGCTTGTGATAAGTCCGAATGGTTTGGTCACCGTTCGGGGTAACTGGCCCGCCTTGTGCGGGCCTTTTGCCATCTAAAGGTTGCCGGTCTTTCCCGGCTGTCAGGGCTGGTCATGCCCGTTGGTCATTGGTCTTTCCTCCCGGTCTTTCCCGGCGCCAGAGCTGGTCAGGCTCACTGGTCTTTCCTCACAGGGTCCCTCTTTTCGAGGGCTTCAGTTTTCACTGAAGGGTCGCATAAATCGTTACTGTGTTAAAAAAATGCCCGGGGCGCCCGGGCCAAGACTACACACAGCAATTCGTATTCGTTGCGGTCTTTCCCGCATGTCATCGTACTGTCGGCGACCCGAAGAATTCGTGCCCGTCTTTCCGGACTGTCAGAACTGTTTCTGAACAACTGCCGCGTGGTTAGTGCGTCGTTGATGTGGTAGATATTAGTTATGCGTATATTTATGGTCAAGATAAAAATAATCGTAATGCGAATATTTTTTGTATGCCATTGATAAAAAAGGATAAAAAAAATCCCGACGATGCGGGATTATTTTGGAGGGGAATTTATTGTTTTCTTGTGGCTAGAAGTTCTTCAAAAAGGCGGTCGAATCCACTGACTTTATCTTTTAATTCAGTTAGATGCCTTTCTTTTTCGCTCAGAGGAAGTCTTTCGTACAGTTCTACTAATTCTGCCTCTTCTGGTTTCAGAAGTCGCCAGCCAGCAGCTGAATAATCTTGAACGTGGGATCCTGATTTCCTGACATAATTCATTAGTTCAGCGAGGTCTGGCCTAATGTCCTCAGGTTTTACGCCCAGAAGAGCTGAAAATTTTAATGTCGCATCTGTGTTTAGTGGAATGCTGCCATTCAAATACTGACTAACAGTAGCCTGCGTGCTAAAGCCGAGAGCGTCTGCCGCCTTTTCCTGAGTGAGACGTAAAGTTACTTTTTTCTCGTTCCATATGTCACGCAGCCTTTGGGCTGCATCAGCTTCAGCTGCATCAAGCGTTTTCTTTCTCATGGCGCCCATATTATTCGTAAAATTAATTTCCTCCCAATCGTGTAACTATTGACACTTCTATATTCGTGATACTAATATTCATGTGTCACATACATTCTAGGAGGACAAATGGATCTTAAAACCTATCTAAAGACCTCTGGCGTTCGCCAGCAGGATTTCGCTCAAGTGGTTGGCGAGACGCAGGGCTATGTCAGTCGCGTTGCATCAGGAAAATGCCTACTTGGTGCTGCAACTGCATTGAAATGGGCCGCTGCAACTGGCTATCAAGTAACACCGCATGATCTACTCCCCAATATTTACCGAAAACCAACTGACGGACTGCCGGAACAGAATGCAGCTTAACAATCTGCGTTATCGAAATCTGATTACGCTTAATCAATTTTCAGCGACAGGAGACGCTCGAAGTGGAATACCTCGAAGAACTTAAACGAGAGATCTTTAACTGGGCAGCGGAAAGCGGGCAGGAGCTGGTTGCTATCGAGATAAGCCGCATGTGGTTTCGTCTTGGTGGTAATACCGGTTCGCTGAAGCTGCACCAGATCGAAGATGCAGATGGAAACGCCGACTGGCGGGCAATCAACAACAACCGCCAACAAATTTTTCGTTGGTTGCGAGGCGAGACCAAAGCCGCGAGAGCCAAAACTCTGGCGCTGGTCAAAGCGATGGAAGCGGCGCTGCCGGCAGAACGTTACGCGCGCTTGGGTATGTCCACCCAGTATTTAATTTGTGTGGCCATTCGCGAGTTTGCCGCGGCGATTATCGCGTTGTTACTCGACGCCAGAGATGGGCCGCAGCAAGTCGCAAGAGCTTTGCAAGCTATGCGAGAAACACAGCGCCTGACCAGCGTTTAACCTGTACCGAGGAAAGACCAATGAGAACACAAGACCGCATCACCTGGCGGAATGGGTTTCGCCGGAACGGGGTACAAGTCCCGATGGAAGATATCGAATCGATTTTCGAAGAGCGTCGCGCTACTGCGCTGACAATCTGGGAACGCTATGAACTGCGCAAGGCAGACCTGCAGGAAGCGGGACTCACCCAGAAAGAATACGAAATCGCCTGCCGTCAGCTGGCTGACTCGCTGGGGATCTGAGTATGAATATTTTGCCATTACTCGACAGGCCGATCGCCTTCCAGCGCAGTTTTATTCGTCTGGATATTGGTGTGACGGCTGCGCTGTTTCTGTCACAAATGACCTACTGGACTAACCGGTCCGACGATGACGGATGGGTGTATAAAACTCAGGAAGAATGGGAAGAAGAAACCGGCCTTTCCCGCTATGAGCAGGAGGGGGCGCGTAAGAAACTCCGCTCAATTGGTGTACTGCTGGAAAAAAGAAAAGGCGTTCCTGCTCGACTTTTCTACAAAGTAGATAATAACGTTTTATATCAGGTACTTGTAGCTGCAAACAAGAATGCGGAAAAACCACATACTGGAATGCGGAAAACCACCAAACAAGTCAGGGGAAAACCAGCAAACTTTCTTACAGAGAATACTACAGAGAATATATATACCCCTAACCCCTTAGAGGGGGAAGGCGTTGAGTTAATTCTTTCTGATGCACAAAAAGCGCTGGAATTTTACAACGAGCAAACCGGTACCCGCTGCCGTGACCTGAAACCGTTTGTGATGATGCTGACGCCGACCACCACCCGGGAAGGGTACACCCTGGACGAATTGCAGTTAGTTATCCGCTGGGTTCTGGCCACATGGCGCCGCCGTGGCGATAGCCTGCCGAAGCCTGCGAACATCTGCCGGGTAAACCGCTTTGATGGTTATCTCGCTGACGCTGAAGCATGGGCGGAGACCGAAACCGATATTGATCCGGAAGCCGTTATGAACGGCTACAACGAAATTTTTGCTGACGTTCTGCCAACTGCTGAGCTGGACACCGACCGCCGCCGGATGATCACCCGTCTTGCCGCCCACATGAAAAACAAAACCACGGGCGCATTTTTGGGCTATTTCGAAAAATTCCGCGCTGACGCATCTGATTTTTACTTTGGTGAAAATGGCGGCTGGCGCGCCAGCTTTGACTATCTGATGAAGCCAGAGACATTGCGTAAGACCAGGGAGGGCGCTTTATGATGCAGATGATGTATTCCACTCAGGAACTGGAATGTTTGGTTCTTGGCTGCCTGATGAACGGCGGCGCCACGCCGGACGCCTTTGATGTGATTGCCAGCACTCCGAGCGAGGCTTTCAGCGTCGCATACTACAGGCAGATTTACGGTGTAATCAAAGCGCAGGCCTTGAGCGGCGGCTTAATTGATATGATGTACATTAGCGAAGCCATTGGCGGACAGGGGACGCTGGCTAATCTCGCCGATATTTGCAAATTTCCGACATCGATCGTCAATCTCAAAGGCTACGCCAAAAAAATGGTTAAGGCCTGGCGAAGCAGAACCATCGCGCAATTACTGCAGGATGGTGCGGATGGTATTCGTGATGCAATAAACCAGGAGCAGCGCGATCAGGTTGTCGAAACTGCCGTGGCGCAGCTGCTGGACATGACAGGCGACACTGGCGACGTTCAGCCGGTACATATCAGCGATTTGTTACCGCCTTACATGGAAACCATGCAGAAGCGCATGGACGGCGAAGAGGGCACCCGCAACCTGAAAACCGGGATCGAGGAACTGGACGATGCGACCGGCGGAATCAACCTGCAGGATTTAATTGTCGTCGCCGGGCGCCCGGGCATGGGAAAAACAGAATTTGCTCTGAAGATTGTCGATGGTGTTACCGCCACCGGCGGTGGTGCGTTGATATTCAGCATGGAAATGGCCGCTGCGCAAATCGTAGAACGCTCTCTGGCGGGTTCTGGCAACATGTCAGTGTCACGCCTGCGTAATCCCCTCGACATGCAGGACGAGGACTGGGCGCGCTTTACAGCGGCCATGGAGACCATGAACGGGCGCGATATCTGGATCGTTGACGCTACCGATCTGACGATTGAGCAAATCCGCGCCGTTGCCGAAACGCATAAGCGCCGGTATCCGCATCTGGCGATGATCGTTGTCGATTACCTTGGCCTGATTAAAAAACCGAAGGCAGAGCGTAACGACCTCGCGATCGCCCACATATCCCGAAACTTAAAAACTATGGCTATGCGCCTGCATACGCCGACGTTCGCGCTTAGCCAGCTTTCCCGTGCCGTGGATTCCCGCCCGGCGGCCCAGCGCCGCCCGGTCATGTCAGACCTGCGCGATTCCGGTTCCATTGAGCAGGACGCCGACAGCATCATGTTTCTGTACCGTGATGAGGTTTACAACCCGGAAAGCCCGGCGGCTGGCGTCGCTGAAATTATCCTTGGTAAAAGCCGCTTCAGTGCCGCAGGCGCAATTATTTATCAGGAATTTAAAAACGGACACTTTCTGTCAATGGATCAGCATGTTGGCAAAGAGAAAACACGTATCCAACTGGAGGCCGCGAAACCCCGGAAACAACCCCGTAAATACTCTGAGAAATTCAATACCGATGCATTTTAACCGCGCCTGACCAGCGCGATTTAACCGAGGAAAGACCAATGACCACGAATTTAAATTACCCAAAACCAGTAAAACCGGATGATGGCTGCAACTGGCTCCCCGTTATTCTCTGGCGCATGAACGCCGGCGCGCGCGCCCGCAGCCGTTCCGTATTCGTTGCGGCGCCACGTCCGGCACCTGTACCCGGCATCACCCCGCAAAAACCGATTAAACGTGAAATTATCGCCCCTACGGTTTCCGGCCGCAGGCGTAAAACCCACATCGGCACCGTGATTTATTCCAGAGGTGAAAAAAACGTTCGCCTGAGTGAAGGCGCTACCGTCTGGTCTGCTGGCTCTAATGAGCATTTCGATAAAAAAACGGGCCTGCGTGTCGGTAGTATTGGCCGTCACCGTCTGGTGCTGGAGAGTATCCGCCCATTGCAGGCCAGCGACGCACAACAGGACTCCGGGAGCGTCACCGCGCATCAGCTGGTATCCGTGATGAAAGGCAAAACGCTTTCTTACCAGGGCATCCTGGCATTAATCCAGAAGCACTATCCAGATTGTCAGGTGACGATTAAAGAACTTCACGATCGCGTGTTCGGCATGTTCATGTCGAATTACGTGGGTATTACCCGTCACGACGATATGCCGGTGGTTCACTTCACGCTTAATAGCGTCGATCCCCGTTATTACATCGAGTCAGCGAAGAACAAGAGGGCATAAGGCATGGCCGGGCAATCAGACTACTTGCCGCCCGGCTTACCGCTCAATCGCGCCAAATGGCCGCAGGAGTGCCAGATCAAAGAGCACTACGACATGCGCGCCTCGGCACTCATACGCCAGCTGTTCGAGAAGAAAGTTACTCGACAGGCCATCGTAGAACAGATTGCAGCGACGCCGGAAAGCTACCGGGAGTTTTTCAAAGAGAGATTGAATTTTTGGCGGGAGAAGCGGACATGAAATTTTCAACACCTGATTTTATGCATTGCAGCCGCAGGACGCTGATGCTGCTCGTACTCAGTGCAAACGTTGTTGGCTGGATAGTCATTATCGCTCTGATATGGGCTGGATGTGAGGTTGCGCAGTGGACGCTGGAATATCTCCGCAGTAGTGGGGTGCTGGCGTGAATAACAAATACACCTTGATTTATGCGGATCCGCCCTGGACTTACCGCGACAAAGCCAACGATGGGGAACGCGGCGCCGGGCATAAATACCAGACCATGACTGTGCTCGATATCTGCCGACTCCCGGTCTGGGAACTGGCCGCTGAAAACTGCCTGCTGGCTATGTGGTGGGTACCGACTCAGCCACTGGAGGCGTTGCGAGTAGTCGAGGCGTGGGGCTTCCGTCTGATGACCATGAAAGGCTTTACGTGGAACAAATGCTACAGCCGGCAGACCGACAAACTGGCCCTCGGAATGGGCCATATGACCAGAGCGAACAGCGAGGATTGCCTTTTCGCTGTGCAGGGGAAATTACCCGCCCGGCTGGATGCCGGGATCGTTCAGTCATTCGTGGCCCCGCGTCTGGAGCATTCGCGCAAACCGGATATCGTGCGCGAAAAGCTGGTGCAGCTGCTGGGCGATGTACCACGTATTGAGTTATTCGCCCGCCAGTCTTCGCATGGTTTCGACGTGTGGGGTAATCAGTGTGAATCGCCAGCGGTGGCACTGCTGCCGGGCATTGCAGAATATATCGGGGAGGTTGCTTAACCATGAAAAACACTATTCAGGATTTAATGAATCACCAGTTCGCCATGCTGGAAACCGTAACTGATCCCAATATCAAAGGCGACCTGCTTCAGGAAGAGTTATCGAGGGCTAAAGCGGTAGTGGAAATCGTCGGGGTGATGGTTGGCACTTATCGCGTTGCGCTCGACGCTCAGAAGGCTATTTATGACGGTACCGCAGGCAACGTGCCTAAGATTATGGGGATTGAAAAATGAGAGGAAAATACACTACTACTCAGATTCTTTTCCTGGAGCAGAACGTAAAGGGAGTTACAGCCCGCGAACTAACCGAAATGTTTAACGTGTGTTTTGAGACAAACAAAAGCGTTGACGCGATCCGCCAGTACCTCAGGGTAACTGGATTAAATAAGTTCTTGCTGAGTGTTCCTCGCTATACAGATGAGCAACTGACGTTTATTTATGCCAATAAGAATCTGACGATCGGCGAGCTTACGGAGCGTTTTAACCAGCGATTTGGAACCCGGAAAATGCCTAAGCATATCAAGTATGCCAAAAAGGCTCGTGGGTGGCTTCGGGAACCTAAAAACCGTAGACCAAATCAGGCTCAGCGGATCCGCGTAAACAAAAAAAATGTCCGGCTGGATGTGTACGTTTACGAGTGTGTGCATGGCAAACTGCCAGCAGGATACACAGTTATCCATCTGGACAATGATTTCAGTAATAACAGCATCGACAATTTACGCGCAGCACCACAGGGGATACGCCATGCCTTTTCAATGTCGGGTTATGCAAAAATGCCGCAGGTGCTTGCTCCGGCGCTGTATGCACAGGTAATGCTCCGCCATGCGATCAAACGATTGTCCAGCTAACTGGGGTGGTTAATGGCTAAATCATCCGCAGAACGTAAAGCCGCGCAGCGAGCGCGGCAGTCTGCCGCCGGGAACCGGAAAATTGAGTTGGTTCTCGATGCGCAGGAAATGGACATGCTGGCGCGTAACTGCGCCGCCCGGCGTCCGGGGCGTGAACCGTACGAACTGGCCGAGTACATAGCTATGCTGATCCGTCAGGATGATGCGCGGCTTAGTGGCCACATCAAATCGATCAGCAAACGCCTGTGTGGAAAGTGCGGTGAGTCGCTGCCGATCACCTCCTGCCCGTGTGCAGGTGATTCGCAATGCTGGGTAACGCGAGGGTGGCACGAAACTAAGCTGGCAGTGTGAGGAGTAATCATTTTTTGTGAAGTCTTATATGTTCTTGATAAAAGATGTGATTTATCAATTTATGCCCTTAAAAATTTGCGATCACTACTCGTTGGTAGTATATATACTGTGAATTTATACAGTATTATTGTTGAGGAGAGGTAGTGGTTGATAAGAAAGACGCAGGAGACCTTCTCCCCGACAATGGTGATGTACTGATTACGTGTGAAAATGGGAAGATTAAGAAGACCAGAATTGTCCATCCCGATGAGCACGTAGCGACACTTAACGCGTTGTTTGAATTAGCTAAATTGACTGGTTATACCATTATCAAACCAGACGGCAATATGCTATAATTACACTGTTGGCCTGAACACCCAACACCATGTAATTCTGAACAATTGCTGCGCTAAAGGGGATCCCAATGGCGCAGTATTCTTTTGTAAAAGCACCCGGCGGTGTATTAATTCCGGCAACGCCTGACGCCCGCGATTTTTTAGAAAAAAAAGTCCGCCTGGGCGGTATTTTGTATGCAGATTTTAAGCAGGCAAGAAACCCGGCATTTCACCGTAAATTTTTTGCCCTCCTGAATCTTGGATTTGATTACTGGCAGCCTTCCGGCGGTGCAATATCGCCAGCTGATAAAAAACTGGTTCGTGGTTATGTGCAGCTGGTGGCCCACTATGCCGGGCATGCAGACACATTGCAGGAACTGGCGGATCAGTACCTTCGCGATGAGGCAGAAAAACGCGCAGGGAATATCAGCGCAGTTAAATCGTTTGAAGCATTCCGTTCCTGGGTAACTATCGAAGCCGGTTTTTATACCGAATACCAGATGCCTGATGGCACCACCCGCAAGGAACCCAAATCAATATCGTTCGCAAAAATGGACGATGTAGAATTCTCCCAGCTGTATAAATCCGTATTAGACGTCCTCTGGAATTTTATTCTATTCCGCACCTTCCCCACTCAGCAGGCAGCAGAAAACGCAGCCTCGCAATTATTCAGCTATGCCGCCTGAGAATTATCGCCATGACCAAAGACGATAAACGCTGGCTGGAAGACGTTGCATCACTGGGTTGCGTCGTATGCAGAAATCTTGGCTATGGCGCGACACCTGCAGAAGTTCATCACATCCGTAAAGGGCAGGGCATAGCCCAGCGCGCCGACCACAAAGAATCTCTCCCGCTTTGCCCTCCACACCACAGAACCGGCGGACACGGCGTAGCTATCCATGCAGGGCAAAAAACATGGGAAGAAAACTACGGAACGGAGACTGAATTGCTCGAACAGGTCACTAACGAGGTAAAGCAATTACGCTTATGCAGAATTTAATTCCGTCTCTAAGAGCAGCAGATAACGCTAAAAAATGCGGTTGGCCAAAGCGTCCGGAAAGCATGAAATTCTGTTCAGGCTCCTTTTTCATTCTGGCGGGCGGCGATTTTGCCCTTCTCTATGCTCGCGCACGCGCGCGTTTAGGGGGCTGATTTATGCCGCTGGTCGCCACCTTCCGTACAGACTGGTTCAGAGTCATTACCGACCTGACCCGAAAAAACCTCACCACTCAGCAAATCGCCGATGAACTTGGCGTTTCAAAATCCGCCGTCCTCGGCTGGAAATCTGGATCAGAGCCTCGCCACGGTCACGGTGAAGCGTTGATTGCTCTCTGGTGTCTGGCTACCAGCTCAGACCGTAAAAAACTCCCTACTGTGCTTTACCGGCAGTGGTGGACGTTCCGCCGCCCTGTTTTTGGTCGGGAAACTGACCAGAAGGGCAACACACAATGACGACTCACTAATTCAGGAGTGAAAAAAATGGCTCGACCGAAAAAAATCGTTGAGACGCCGGGGCAGGAAAAAGCGGCGCCGGAAGAAAAAACGCTCGTTACAGAGGGGCAGTTAATTACTGCTGAACAGAACGGCGCGCAGCAGCAGGGAAACGGTAGCGACGTACAGAACGTTGAAGGCAAGTTGGTAGTCACCATTGATGAACCGCAGCCGAGCAAAGAGGCACTGTTGCTTGCAGGCCGCAACGCCATTCTCGCCACGCTCAACGCGCAGGGCGCTGCCATCGTTGCCCGCTTCGAAGAGTACGCCTTCACTGACAGCCTCGGCCACCCGCTGACCAATAACCTCGATTTCCTCACCCTCGTACACAAAGCCACTGATGTAAGCACTGGCGGTACGGCGGAGCAGGTGACAAACGAGGAAGGCAAAAAGCAACCCGTACGCAGCGCGCCGGTATTAACCGAACACGGCTGGCACGTTCCGGGCTAAGGAGAATTTTATGTGTGGTAGCGCACCCAAAGTTGTTCAGTCAGACCCGCAGGCCGAAGCCGATGCAGCAGCAGACGCAGCGGCCAAAGCTGCGAACGCTGACGCAGCAGCGCGCAAAAAGCGCAAACAGGGATCATCCCTGCTGGCCAGCGGCGCAGAAGGCGCGACGGATACAGGTTCTTCCCTGCTGTCCACTGGCGCACAGGCCGCAAAAAATACGTTAGGGGCTTAATTCATGGATCAACTCGCCAGCCGGTTAATCAGGCGCGCTGACACGCTGAAAGCAAATCGCCAGGTGCACGAAAGCGTCTGGCGGGAGTGCTACGACTACACCTATCCGCTGCGCGGGGCCGGGTTTTCGTCTGAGGTGCTGGACGCACAAAGCGCGAAACATAAGGTTGCAAAGCTGCTGGACGGCACAGCCACCGACAGCGCCCGCATGCTGGCGTCCGCGCTTATGTCAGGGATGACCCCGGCGAATGCTCAATGGCTGAACCTCGACAGCGAATTACTGCCTGATGACGCTAAGGCGTGGTTGTCCACCTGTGCAACGTTGGTATGGGAAAATATCCACGCCGCTAACTTTGACGCGGAAGGGTACGAGGCCAATCTCGATGTGGTCTGCGCTGGCTGGTTCGCGCTGTACGTCGATGAGGACAAGGAAGAGGGCGGATTTACCTTTCAGCAGTGGCCGCTGGCGCAATGCTTTGTGACCTCCACCCGCCGGGACGGCATTGTAGACACGATTTATCGCTGCTATCAGCTCACCGCTGAACAGGCCGTGAAAGAATTTGGCGCGGACAAGGTAAGCGAAAAAATCCGCGATGCTGCAAAAAACAAACCCGACGATAAATTTGATTTCCTGCACTGCATTTTCCCGCGCGATACCTACGCCGTAAATGCGAAGCTGGCGCGCAACATGCGCTTTGCATCTTTCAACGTGGAAGTGAGCGGCAAGCGTATCGTGCGTGAATCAGGCTATCACGAATTCCCTGTATGCGTCCCGCGCTGGATGAAAATCCCCGGCGGCTCCTACGGCATCGGCCCGGTATACGACGCGCTGCCGGATTGCAAAGAGCTGAACGAAACCAAACGCATGGAGAAGGCCGCGCAGGATCTGGCTATCTCCGGGATGTGGATTGCTGAAGATGACGGCGTACTCAACCCGCGCACGGTCAAAGTCGGCCCACGCCGCATCATCGTGGCGAACAGCACCGACAGCATGAAACCGTTGCTCACTGGCGCAGATTTCAACGTCGCATTTACCGCTGAAGAACGCCTGCAGGCTTCCATCCGCAAAATCATGATGGCCGACCAGCTGCAACCGCAGGACGGCCCGGCAATGACCGCTACCGAAGTGCATGTGCGTGTCGCGCTGATCCGCCAGTTGCTCGGCCCGGTCTATGGCCGTTTCCAGGCTGAATACCTGCAACCGCTGGTGGAGCGCTGCTTCGGTATTGCGTTCCGTGCTGGCGTTTTCCCTCCCGCACCCGAGAGCCTCCAGAGCGCCAACTTCAACGTGCGTTATATCTCCCCGCTGGCCCGCGCGCAGAAGCTGGAAGATGTGACCGCCATCGAGCGCTACGGCCAGAACATCATGCAGCTGGCGCAGGCGTACCCCGATGTACTGGACAACATGGACAGCGACGAGGCGAGCAAGGTTGTCGGCGAAGCGCTTGGCGTTCCCGCAAAAGTTATGCGCTCCGATGATGCGGTCGAGCAACTTCGACAGCAGCGCCAGCAGGCGCAACAGCAGCAGGCGCAACAGCAGATGCTGATGCAGGCCGGGACGGAAGCCGCAGGCGCAGCAGGGCAGACAGCAGGCGCAATTATGGGACAACGACTGGCGGGCAACCAATGATCAAAAAAGACGTAACCCCTGAAGACTACCGGCGCATTTTCGAAGAAATGCCAGGCGGGCCGCAGGTGATGGAAGAACTAACGCGCCGCTTTGGCCGTGAGGCATATGTCAAAGGTGGTACCGAGGGCGACCGCGAAACCTGTTACCGGGCCGGACAGCGATCCGTGCTCGATTTCATTCTGATGCAAATCAACAAAGCAGACGGAGTAAACGACGATGTGGAAGTTTAAACATTTATTCATGAACACCGAAACAGGCGCAGACGCGCCAGCAGGTAACGCAGGAGGGGATGATGCTGGTAATGGCGATGGTACTCAAAATCCGGGCGGCGGTACTCCTGCTGGTACTTCGCTACTCAGCACCGGCGCGGGCGAACAAGGCGCGGATGACTGGCTACCTGAAAAATACCGCGTTATGGGCGATGACGGAAAACTCAACGTTGAAGGCTCAGCCCGCAAACTGGCGGATGCTTACTCGCACCTTGAAAAGCGCATGGGCAGCGGGGACACGCCGCCGAAAACTGCTGATGAGTATGCGCCAAAGGTAGAGGTCGAGGGCTTTAAGTGGGACGAATTCAAAGCCGACCCGCGCATGCAATCCTTCATGAAGTCAGCGCATGCCAAAGGCATCACCAACGATCAGATGGGTTTCATCCTGGGCGAATATGCACAGCTGGCCCCCGAACTGGTTAACGGTGCTGCGGCGCTGGATTCGGAAGCCGCCGCCACGCAGCTGCGCGAGACGTGGAAAACTGACGCCGAGTTTAATAAAAACATCGGTCTGGCTTTCCGGGCATTTAACTCTCTGGCGGATGACAGCGACAAAGGACGCATGGATGAAATCGGCAATAACCCGATGGTGATCCGCATGCTGGCGAAAATCGGCGCTGAAATGCAGGAGGATGCGCCGGCGGGCGGCGATGTGAATCTCGAAGAGCAGCAATCAGTCCGCGACCTGATGAAGTCCCCGGCCTACATGGATCCGAAACACGCCGACCATGAGAACGTTTCCGCCCGGGTTCGCGCGTACTACCAGAAGCGTTACGGTGATCAAACTGTAGCGTGACATGTCACGACAACCTAACCAGAGGAAAGACCAATGAGCGACAAAGATATCGAGCAGCAAATTCAGGCTAAAGGCTTAACCGCGCCGCGCGTTACGCCTGATCATATCGAGAGCGTTATCAAAGAGTGCCATTATCTCAACGTCGGCGAAGCGGTTCAGGCGGGCTGGCCTGATAAGTCGGCAATGGACGATTGCAGCCCAGCGCTGAACCTGCTGACGATTTGTGTTCTGGTGCTGCACAACGGCTTCACCGTCACGGGCGAAAGCGCCTGCGCCAGCCCGCAAAACTTCGACCCGGAGATCGGTCGCAAGATTGCCCGCGAGAATGCGGTTAACAAGATTTGGATGCTGGAAGGTTACCTGCTGAAACAAAAGCTCAGTGAGCAGTGTACCGATGAGCGCATGTGTGAAAACTGCTACTCCGGCCAGGGCGCCTGTAAAAACAAGTAACACCGTGACCAGTCACAACCAGAAGCCAGCCTAACCCGCTGGCTTTTTTATTTGGTCGGGATTCCGACCGCGCACCTCGATAACAATCACTCCATAACCAGCCCGGTGGGGACGCCGGATACCTGATTTCTCCCGCAATGCGCCAGCGCCAACCGCATTGTGCTGATTTGGGCCGGGAAACCGACACCCCGCAGGCGATTTTTTACTGGAGTGATTTTTATGTCATTTGATGCAAACAAGAACATGATCACCGCTGCGTTTGTTACGCAGTTTCATGATTCTTTCGAAATTGCTGCACAGCAAAAGGATTCGCGCCTGCAAGCGGCTGTCCATGACCGTGGCAGCATCACCGGTGCGTCGTTCACCATCAACGATATGGGTACCATTGAGATGACCCAGATCACCACGCGTTTCGGTGATACCGTCTGGGATGTTCCGGAAGCCGGTACCCGTAATGCGCTGATGGCCGACTACGGCGTTTTCGTGCCGGTTGAGAAACGCGACCTGCGCAAGCTGATTGCCGACCCTCAGGGGCCGTATTTGCAGCTCACCCTGTCCGCCGCCAACCGCAAAAAAGACGATGTTATTTATCGCGCGCTGCTGGATGCGGTACTGCGCAAGACCGAGAACAACGGCGCGTATGCATCCGTTACGCTCCCGGCCTCGCAGAAAATCGTTGCTGGTGGTACCGGCATGACCAAAGCCAAGCTGATCGCAGCAAAAGCCATGTTCCGCCGTAACGAGTGTGACGAGCAGAACGGTGAAGAACTGTACATGACTTACAACGCCGACATGCTGACGCAGATCCTCAGCGATACCACGCTGACCAGTGCCGACTTTATGGCGGTGAAAATGCTTCAGGAAGGTGCGGTGTCGTCTAAATGGCTGGGCTTTAACTGGCTGGCATACGAGAAGCTGGATTCTGCCACTGCCGAAAGCGTCACCACCAAAACCGCCGCCGCCTGGTGTAAATCCGCTGTGCATTTCGGTACCGGCGCCGAGTACAACGTCGATATTGGCCCGCGCCGCGATAAAAATAACACCATCCAGATTTCCGTTGATGCGTCCTATGGTGCTGGCCGCGCCAACGAGAAGAAAGTCGTTGCCATCGATTTTGTAGCATAAAGCCGCTGGTGCCTTTGCCGGGGGATCCCTCCCGGCCTTTTTTCATCTGAGGTAAGGCTATGGCTTCCAGTATCTCTATCTGTTCTAACGCACTGCTGGCGCTCGGCGCCCATCCAATTAACAGCTTCAACGAAGCGACCGAACACGCCCGCCTGTGCTCCAATATTTACCCCACCGTACGCAACGACCTGCTGCGAAAACATCCATGGAACTGCGCGGTAAAACGCGTTGTGCTCTCACCGTCCAGCACCGCGCCCGCATTTGGTTTCGGCTACCAGTTCCCGCTACCGGGCGATTTAATCCGGATCCTGTCCATTGGCCGTGAGTATGAGGATATCGGGTACCGCGTTGAAGGAAACCGGCTGCTGGCCAACCAGAACGTGATTTATTTGCGCTACCTGTTTCGTAACGAGGATGAGTCAACGTGGGATTCGTCGCTGGTCAATCTGGCCGAAGCGTTCATGGCCGCAAAACTGGCGTACGCCGTCACCGGCTCCGCGAGTCTGCGCGACAGTCTGACGCAGGAAGCTGCATACCTTCTTCGCCAGGCTAAATCTATCGACGGGCAGGAAGAACCGCCGGAAACATTGGACGGCTATCCAACTTATGAATCGAGGTTCTGATGCGCGCGAACCTGATAAAAACCAATTTTACAGCCGGGGAAATTTCCCCGCGCCTGATGGGGCGTGTTGATATCGCCCGCTATGCCAACGGTGCAAAAATTATCGAAAACGCGGTGTGCGTGGTGCAGGGCGGTGTCGTTCGCCGACCAGGTATGCGCTTTGCCGCTGCCGCTAAATATGGTGACCGGACAGCACGACTGATCCCCTACGTCTTTAACCGCTCGCAGGCGTACATGCTCGAATTCGGCGACGGATACCTGCGCATTTACCAGAACGGCCGGCAGCTGGTAAACGACGATAATACCCCGTATGAAATCGCCAGCCCGTACACCGTCGATATGTTGTCTGAGGTGAATTACGTGCAGGGCGCTGACACGATGTTTTTAGTGCACCAGAGCGTCCCGCCGCACCGCTTACAGCGTAAGGGACAAACTGATTGGGTACTGGAAGCCGCGCCGTTTATCGTTGAGCCATTCGACGAAATCCGCGACACGCCGGAGAAATGGTGTAAGCCATCGGTTAAAGAATTCGTTGGCTCAGAAATCACGCTGACGCTCAGTGATGCCGAACCCGCAGATGATGACGATTCCCCAGCGTTTACTGGCACCGGCTGGGTATCGGAGGACGTTGGTTCATACGTTCGCATTAACAGCGGTCTGGTGCTGATTAAGAGCATCACCAGCGCGCAGATTGCTGTCGGCACCATCCGCACCGATTTAAGCGCGACGCAGGCGGCATCCCCCGGAGCCTGGACACGTGAGGATACTGTATGGACGGAGGAATTTGGCTACCCCGGCGCGGTGACGCTGTACCAGCAGCGGCTGGTTCTGGCTGGTTCCCCACAGTACCCGCAAACAATCTGGTGGAGCGAAACCGGCGTTTACCTGTCGTTTGAGCTGGGAACGGACGACGACGACGCGATCAGCTTTACGCTGTCTTCTGACCAGTTAAACCCGATTGTGCATCTGGCGCAGATGAATACGCTTATCGCGCTGACGTACGGCGGCGAGTTTACAATCACTGCCGGCAGCGACGCGGCGATCACCCCGACCAATATTTCGGTAAAAAATCCCAGTCCTTACGGATGCAACAGCATTCGCCCGGTTCGTGTCGGTACCGAAATTATGTTTATCCAGCGCGCCGGAAAAAAACTGTATGCCGTGGCGTATGACCCCGACAGCTACGTTTCGTATTCCGCCAATGATTTAACGGTGCTGGCCGAACACATCACGGCCGGCGGCGTTCTCGATATGGCGTATCAACAACAGCCTGATGCGTTCGTGTGGCTGATCCGCGCCGATGGCGTACTGGTCACAATGGGGATCGACCGGGCGCAGGATGTAGTCGCATGGTCACGCCAGATCACCGATGGCGTTTTTGAATCGGTGGCGAGTATTCCCTCGGAAAGCGACGACGTGATTTATGTGCTGGTGCGCCGTGAAGTTAACGGCCAGACCGTTCGTTATGTTGAAGTATTCGACAGCACCCTGAATACCGATTCCGCAGTAACCGGCTCCAGTTCAGAAGGTGCCACCACATGGACAGGCCTTTCTCATCTCAATGGAAAAACGGTTGATGTGGTGGCCGATGGTTCCGTGATGCCACAGGCAACGGTAACAGACGGGCAAATCACTCTCAGCCGCAAAGCGAAAAAAATCGAAGTCGGCCTGCATTATGAAACCACTATCCAGACACTGACGCCGGAAATCTCAACGACCGAAGGCACCACGCAGAACGCCCGCAAGCGTACCAGCGAAGTCACGCTGCGCTTTATGGAAACCACTGGCGCGGAGTGCAACGGTCAGGTGCTCCCTTTCCGTACCTTCGGCCCGAAAATCCTTAACCAGCCCGCGCCGCTGTTCACTGGTGATCATTATTTCGGGAAACTTGGCTGGGAGCGCGGAGAAGACACTCTGATTATTCAGCAACGCCAGCCGCTGCCGTTTCACCTGCTGGCGATTATTTTCACGTTCTCCAGCAACGGGGGCTAACGATGATCCGCAATGCAACCGCCGGTGATATTCCGGCGCTTATTGAACTGGGAACCCGGATGTATCTGGAATCCCGCTATTCCGAAAACTCACCTTTTGACGCGGACAAATGCGCGGAACTGGCTGAGAGCCTGATTTATTCCGCCGCCGGCTGCGTGCTGGTAGCTGAAAAGAATGGACAGGTGATTGGCTGGCTCGGCGGCGGTATCGCGGAGCAGTTTTTTTCCCGCCAGTTGATGGCGTTTGAATATGGCCTGTTCGTCGCTCCGGAGCATCGGGGCGGAAGCGCTGGCCCACGACTGGCCCGTGCGTTTATCGAATGGTCGAAAGAACATGGCGCCGCAGTGATCAACATGGGGATCACGACTGGCGTACATGCCGAACGTACTGGCCAGCTTTATTCCCGCCTCGGTCTGCAAAGTACCGGGCTGCTTTATTCGATGGAGGTTTAACGATGTGTACAGGTGTTGAAATCGCGTTGGTGGCTTCTTCTGTTCTCGCTGCTGGTGGTGCAGTGGCCAGCGGCCAGCAGCAAAAGAAAATGGCGAACTATCAGGCCGCGCAGGCTGAAGCCGACGCCGAAGCTGCAAAGGCTACTGCCCGAGTGGAAGCGGAGCGTATTCGTAAAGCCGGTCGCCAGCAGGCCGCTGCGGCTAACGCTGCAATGGCGGCTTCAGGCGTTGAAACGGGTGAGGGAACGGCGCTGCGTGTCACGTCAGGTATTACCGGGGATGCGGAGCAGGACGCATACCAGACGATCCTTAATGGCGTGAATTCTTCTAATCGCCTGCAGGCGCAGGCACAAGCCGACAGGATCAGCGGCAGTAATGCGGCGACAGCGGGGAATATTAGTGCTGGCAGTTCATTACTGAGTGCTGGCGGTACCGCATACAGCGGCTGGAAAAAAGCAAAAACAGGCAAATACGGTTTATATGCGGAGTAAGTGACGTGAGAATTCCAACGGGTAATTTTGGTAATGTGACACCGCAGGCACAGCAGACGCGTGTCGCTGTTAGCAATGTAGGCACTATCGGCAATGCGGTGTCTGGTTTTGGGGCCGCTACAGGGCAGGTAGCAGAGCAAGTACAGCATGAGCAGGATAAAGCCGATGTGGCAGCCACGCAGGCGATTCTGACTGATCTGGAAGCTAAATCTAATGACCGCTGGGAAAACCCGGAGACGGGCGCCACGGTCACGCGTCAGGGCTTTAAATCGTCCGGTGTAGTCACCGATATGGATAAGGCCGACGCTGGCGATTACGAGGAAGCGCGGAAGCGCGTACCGCCCAACCAGTTAAACTATTTTGATGCGCAGTGGAAAGCGGGGCAGGTACGCCGGACAAGCACCTATAGCGGTTTCGAGCGTGCGCAGACGGATGAGGCCCAGCGCCAGCAGCTTAATGCGACGGTGACCACTTCCGTTGAACAGGAGGCCAGCGCCTACGATAACCCAATGCAGGCAGGGCTGATACGCAGCGCCCGTAAACACTCGATCGAGATGTATGGCCAGGCGCGTGGTTGGCCGCAGGAGCGCATCGACGCGGCGGTATCAGAAGCGAATCAAAAAGCGCTGGAGCAGCGAGCGCAGAACTACGCGGTAACCAATCCCACTGGCTGGCTGAATGGCGATTTTTCGTTGATTAATAGCAGCACCGGCGAACTCGATATGCGCACCGTTGGCCTGGTGGAGTCCGGTGGTAAGCACCGCAATGCGGATGGTAGTCTTGTTACATCTCCTGCTGGCGCACAGGGTAGATTTCAGTTGATGCCGGACACAGGGAAAGAACTGGCGGCCAAACGCGGCGTGGAATACAACCCTGACGACCCTGTGCAGCATGCGCAGCTGGCGCGCGATTATGCCGGGCAGCTCAGTAAAAAATACCAGTCAGAACCACTGGCCGGGGCTGCATATAACTGGGGGATGGGTAACGTCGATAAACTGATCGCCAAAGTGGGCGACCCGCGCAAAGGCGAAATCTCGATGGCGGATTTCGTTAAGCAGCTGCCCGCAGAAACGCGCGGTTGGTTGTCCCGCTACAACAAAAATAAAACCGGTCTCGACCCGGTAGCAGTAAACAAAATCGACAATATCGCCGAATCGCAGATCCGGCAGCAGCGTACGGCGCTGCGGCAGCAGATTGACCCGATTCTCAATAATACGATGGCGCAACTGTATAACGGCGAGGTGCCGGATGCTATGCCGAACGCCTCCACCATTTTGTTTGCGTACGGTGAGCAGGGGCAGACAGCAGTCAAGCAGCTGGATATCGCGATCGATAACGCCAAAACCTTCCAGGCTATCCAGTACGTCACCCCTGCAGAACAGCAGGCCGAACTGGCGAAAGTTAAGCCGCAGGCAAACGACCCGGATTACGCGCTGAAACTCGATGCGTATGGCAAACTTAGTGCGCTGGTGCAGAAGAGCAACGCTAATATTCAGGCGCAGCGTGATTCCGCTCGCTTTAACGACGCGCTGATCTCCGGTGAGAAACTCGACCCGAGCAACAAATCCATGCAGAAGGCGGCAGACAATACGCCATCGGCGCTTAACTTCCGCATTAACGACGCCACCACCCACGACGCTATCGTGCAGCAGGTTAACCAGACAGGCATTATCCCATCGCAAGTTACATCGCAACTGAATGCGATCGCCCGTTCCAGTAGCCCCGACGTGGTAAAGCAGGGATCGACCTTATTTAACGCGCTGTACGATACAGATCCTGCCTCTGTGGGTGATATGCCAAAGGATATGCAAAGCTTTTACCTGACTGTTAAACAACTTACCGATTCGGGCATGGCGTCAGACGAAGCGGTGAAGCAGGCGCAGAACGTTACCTATAACCAGACTGATGCCCTTAAATCACAATTGTCTTCTACGCAGAGCACGAAGGAATACAAAAAAGAGCGTGCCAGCGCGATGGATTCCGCAGTCAGCAGCATGAAACCGTGGTACAGCTTTGGCGGTCCTGCAGCAGATGACCAGAATCTTAACGCCGTCAATTTCCGTAACGACTACCAGTCACTTTATGACATCAATTATCGCAACTCGGGCGGTAATGCCGATGTTGCCAAAAAGATGACCAATACCCAGATCGCCCGCACCTGGAGTCTTAGCGATGTAAATGGCAGCACCCAGTTTATGAAATATGCGCCTGAAGCGCTGTATAACTACGGGCCGTCTGGTTGGCAGGCTGCGCAGTGGAAAGAAGAAAAAGAGCGGCTGACCTATGGCGAACGTGGAGAAAAAATTGAAACCAGCCCGACTCAGCTGGGAATTACATCAGGTTCAGCACCCGTAATTACATCAAATACACCTGAATCCCGAATCGGTGGTGAACTGGAAATTACCCCTGATGTTTTAACCACGCGTAATGGTGATTACGCCATTATGGTTCGTATGAAGGATAAAGAGGGTATTGAGAGCGTACAGCCTTATTACGATAAATTCGGCCGTCCTATGCGCTGGAAACCGTCTTTAGAAGTGTGGGAGCCTTACCAAAAAATGCAGCGGGAGAGGGCACAGCAAGAAGAATATGAGATCTCTCGCGGTAAAGATATTCGTGGATTTAAGGAAAAACATCGCGCGCTCGATGAGCAGTATCAACGTTTGCATGGTGAACGAGTGGATCGCTTTAAAAACTATTTCTCGTGGAGCAATGAATAATGCCTATCTATCCGCAATCAAACGCGCCGAGTGTTATGGATAACGCACTTCAGGCCCCAACGGGCTTTGACGTTTCTCTGCCTGAGGGTACTAACCCAGAACCGCAGCAGGCTGGGCCTTCTGTATGGAATGCAGCATTTCGACAGAATAACCTGCTGGCGGGAATATTCCGCCCGGCTAAGCAATTTGAACCAGCCGAAGGGTACAACCCTTACACAGATAAGAATGAAATTCATGGCTATGAGCAATGGGGATCGGTGTTCGCTGATTCTCAGTCACCAGAGGAAACCGCTTGGATTAAAAATAAAATTGACGAGGAAAATGAAGACCGGCGCGTACTTTCAGAGGCGGGGGCGGAAGGTACGTTAGCAAGCATTGCTGCGGGTGTTATCGACCCGGTTACCGTAGCGTCAATGTTCATTCCTGGCGCACAGGGTACTTTGGCCGCGCGTATCGGTTCGCAGGTAGCGATCGGTGCCGCCGGTACCGCACTTAGCGAAGTTGCACTTAATAACCAGCAGTTCACAAGGACACTGGGTGAAAGTGCAGCGCATATCACCGCCGGAGCTATGTTCAGCGGTATTTTCGCAAGTGCTGGTGCAATTCTATCCCCCGGAGTCAGAGCCGCAGCCACACGTGAAATGGCCGATGCACTTGAAAATGTAGGTACGGCTAACGCTATTAATCGTGGCATAGACAGCCTACCTGATGGTGGAAGCGTGGGCGCTATGCGGATAAAACAGGCAACTCTTGACGACCTCACTCTTGACGGAGGAAAGGCTGCAGATATTGCGTTAAAAGCTGGCGGGTACATGACGCCTATATCACGTGTTATATCGTCGCCGTCACGCAACGCGCGGATCACAGCACTGGAACTAGCGGAAAATAACTTTGCGCTGCGCGGTAATCAACGCGGGTTCGAGACTCCCGTAGCCGCTGAAACCCGTGTACGCGGCTGGCGAAGGGAGGAAGCCGCTGTAGTGGTTACAAATAAGCAGGCATACGCTAAATATAAGGCTGACGGCGGAGATTTAAACTATACCCGATTCCGTGAAGAAGTTGGCGACGCCATGAGAAATGGTGATATCCACGGTAACGCTGCTGTTCAGGATGCCGCGCGTGCATTGCGTCAGGTAGTCGATAGGGTAAAAGTTGCTCAGCAGGATCTTGGCTTACTACCACCTGACGCTGAGTTAAAAGCATTGGGCCAAACCAGTTACTTCCCTCGAATCTACAGAGTTGGGAAAATTGTGGAGGAACGAGATAAATTCCGTGAGCTTTTAGTTAACTGGTGGTCGCGTGGCGCTTCGGCTATGTCACGGGAAGATGCGGAAATCGCCGCAGATGCAACGATCAATAAAATTGTTGGCGCAAAAATACCTCAAGACTTCGTGAATGTGTTCACCGTTAAAGTTCCTGGCAGTTCGCGGCAGCGGACTCTAAACCTCCCGGACAAAATGATGCGGGACTATCTGGAGAGTGATGCTAACTACGTATTGCAGCGGCATATCCGGGAAGCTGCGCCGGACATTGAATTAACCAAAGTGTTTGGACACAGGAACCTTGAGTCTCAACTTAAAGCTATACAGGATGAGTACGACGACCTACTCCGTTCTGTGCCTGAAAAACTGAAGGCAGAGCATGCTGATAAAGTTAGGCAGCTTCAATCACAAGCCAGTAAAAATGGAAACTCTTCGGTACCTCAAAATAAACTGGATAAAATGGACGAAGAATTAGAGTCCAGGATTAAAAAGGAACAGTCTAAATTAGCCAAAGCCCGTGAGAATGATATCCGGGATATCACAGCCATGCGGGATCGGTTGGTCGGTACATATGGCATGCCTGACGACCCATCATCTTTCTTTGTCCGCGCTGGCCGTGCTATGCGTAACGTAAACTTTGTAACTAAACTGGGCGGCATGACTGTTTCAGCTATTCCCGACCTTGCTCGCGGCGTCATGGTCAATGGATTTGGCAAAACTATGAAGGGTTATGGTGCACTAATTTCCAAATCACCGGCATTCGCTGCTAACAAAAGCGAAATGAAAAAGATGGGTATTATGGTCGAAACGGTGCTTAACTCCCGCTCGCGGTTAATGGCCGATCTGGTTGACAGCTCTACCCGTACGAACGCCGCTGAGGCTGGGCTGGATCGTGTTACTGACGTATTCGGAAAGCTTACCCTGATGGGGCAATATAACGACATTAACAAAGCAATTAATGGAATGGTGACTGCTGACAGCATTCTTTCGGGGGCCGTTCCTGCTTCCAGAGTTGCTAAGTTGGGTATAAGTCCAGCCACAGCCGCGCGCATAAACGAACAGTTTCGTAAGCATGGCGAGGTGATTGATGGTTGGCACATCGGTAATTTTGACAAATGGGATGATGATTATGCCGCTGGCGTGTTTCAGTCGGCTGTTATGAAGGACACAAACAACATCATTATCACTCCGGGTGTTGGAGACACGCCTTTATGGGCCAGCTCTCCAATTGGGCGTACGGTATTCCAGTTCCGCTCGTTTACGACTGCATCATATAACCGTGCAACAATTGGTGGTTTATCAGAAGGGAGCGCGCAGTTTTACTATGGTACTGCCTTTCAAATTGCGCTCGGAGCGCTCACGTATGCGCTTAAACAAGCGGCAAATGGTAAAGAGATCGACTGGTCGCCGCAAAAACTGGCACTCGAGGGTATTGACCGTTCCGGTATCCTTGGCCCGCTGATGGAATACAACAACATGGCGGAGAAGGCAACTGGCGGGGCTTTGGGGTTAGGATCATTACTCGGCACTGGTACGCAATCCCGTTACGCCAGCCGCGGCTTTATCGGTTCTGCATTGGGGCCGACCTTCGGCCTGCTGGATACTGTAACCGATGTGACCGCCGGCGTGCTGAATGGTGACGCTGGCGACCGTGTGCTGCATAGCGTGCGTACGCTGTTACCCGGTAATAATCTGTTCTGGATTGCACCACTGATTAACCAAGTAGACCCTGGTATGCGATAGCTATTTCGATTTACATGATTCTGGAGAAACCCCAAACCCAAATATGAGGGTTTTTCCTGAATCACTGTAGTAATTGAGCATTATTATCTTATGTTCTTTCCTTGCTTCGTAGAATAGTCTCTCCTGTGATGACATAGGGTAAATATCATCAGGTGTACAATATAATTTTTTTAAGTCTTCTTTTGTCGAGTTTATAGCGGCTTCCGAGGAGAATTTTATAAAATCCTTTGTATAAACGTTATCGCCATAACTGTATATAGTTTTACTTCCTTCAGCATAATTTTTATTAGATTCGCTTAGGTCTGCATTCTCTTTGTAGGTACGTAGGTTTAATACCGACACATTTAGTACAATTTTTTTACCGTTGTCGATACCGCTAATGACCTTATAATCAGTGTACGGGTTAGTAATTTGTATTCCTGGGCCTGATATTGGTACGATATATCCTGAATCCTCAACTAAATCTGTGGAGGAAAAGGCAATAAAGGGAAAAATTAGCAATAAAGGTATTAGTTTTTTCATTCTTATGCTCCTTGTAATAGTCAGGATTCCGACCTCGAAAAGCATACATCATAGCCCCATGGATAACCACGGGGCTTTTTTATGCATTCAGATTACAAAACCCGCCTGACCGCTCTTAGCGATAAGCTCACCGATGTAGTTCTGGAAGAAGCCGATCCGGACAACTGGCCGGGGGCAGGGAAGGAAATCACAAAGCACACAAAACAGGAACGCGGCGACCGCTACTGGCATAAGAAGAACGCGGCCGCATCGCTGACGCTGCTGGTAAAAGTCCACTCGCTGATTGGCATGCACACGCGCGGGGGAACGCCTAAACCCGGCGGGGAGGATCCGGACGATGAAGCGTTCCAGTTAGGTCAGCAGGTAGCAGCTGCTGAACGTAAAGCGCTGGAAGTGATCGAGAGGCTGCAACAAAAAGGCAAAAAATGATTTCGTTCCTCGCCTTTTTCCTGATGTGGGCGGAGCGGATGAACTGGGATGTGCCGGACTGCCACTATAAAGCCTGCCACTGGCTGGAGCATCGCGGAAACCTCGCGGTGCTTCGCTGTTTTCGTGGCTTTGGTAAATCCACTATCCTGGGCGTTTATAACGCCTGGCGGTATTACTGCGATCGCCAGTACCGCATTTTGCACCAGTCAGAATCCGATACGACCGCCAGAAAGACCAGCCGCGATACACAAAACGTTCTGCGCAACCATCCACTGACGAAAGGCATGTTGCCTGACGGCATCGGTACCATCGAGCAATGGTGGGTAAACGGCGCGCTGGATATGCGTAACGCCAGCATGTTCGCAAAAGGCATTCTGTCGAACGTTACCGGCGCCCGTGCCAACGAGTGCCAGAATGATGACGTGGAGGTACCCGGCAATATCCAGACTCCGGAGGCTCGCGAAAAACTGCGCTATCGCCTAAGCGAGCAGACGCATATTTTGATACCCGGAGGCCGTAAGTTGTTCATCGGTACTCCGCATACCCACGACAGCCTTTACGATGAAAAAGAAGCGGAGGGCGCTGATTGCCTCACGATAAAGCTGTTCGATAAAGAGCATCGCGTCGAAGCGAAGAAGGCGACCAGAAAACGATACCGGGTACCGTTCCGCCCGGAATATGTTTTCGTGGGGATCCACAAAGCCGCCAGGCTACTGATCGAGGGTACTGATTACCGATTGACGGAAGACGGCGTAGAGTTCGCGGCGCCGCCCGAAACGGTCGTGGATTTTTACGCCGGTTGCGCGTGGCCGGGCCGTTTCGATCATGATGAACTGCTGCTGCGCCGTAAAGAGTGCCGCACCGTCAACGAATGGGACAGCCAGTACCAGCTGCACAGTAAACCGATTGGTAAAGTTCGACTCGATCCCGACCGTATCCGCGAGTATAACGTCCAGCCCGAAATCCGATACGCGAACCGCTCCTGCTCGATGTGGCTGGGCCAGACACAAATAGTTGGTGCTGTCGCGTGGTGGGATGTGGCCACCGGCAAAGTTAAGGCTGATGCCTCGGCATTCTCCCTGATTTTCACCGACGCACGAGGACACCTGTACTGGCATGTTTGTCAGGGGCTTACCGGTGAACTGGCTGAATTCGACGACAACGACAAAATCACCGGCGGTCAGGTGATGCAGATTAAAGAACTGGTGCTGAAGTATCAGATCCCGCTGGTATGCGTTGAAGTGAACGGCCCGGGCAGCTTCGCCGGGAAACTGTTGATTCAGGCGCTGAAGGGTACCGGCTGCGGCGTACGGGAAGAGTTCAGCGTCACCAACAAGCAAAAACGCATCCTCGATGCCTTCGAGGCACCGCTGTCGTCGCAGTTCCTCTGGGCGCATACCGACGTGCTCGACGGCCCAATGTACGACCAGATGCGCGACTTTAACCCGGCGCTGACTAATCAGCCCGATGACTTTATCGACTCCGGCTCCGGCGCTATCAGTTCAACACCAGTGCGCATTGGTAAATTGGTCGGGATTCCGACCGCACAGGCGCGGGAACATTGGCAACCAAACGATGGCGATCACATGGTCGCCGTAGATTACTAGCCGCCGGAGTCCCTCGTATGTCGGTACCGAACCAGACACCCTATAACATCTATACTGCCAACGGGCTGACCACTGTCTTTGCCTATGAATTTTACCTGATTAGCGCCAGCGATATTCAGGTGACAATCAACGGCAATGAAGTAACGTCCGGCTATACCGTGTCAGGTGTGGGTAATACCAATGGCGGCGAGATTACTTTTCTTACCGCGCCGGCGAATGGCTCTACGGTCATTTTTGAGCGTGTAACGCCGACGTACAGGCTCACTGATTACCAGGACAACGGCGACCTTCTGGCCGACACGGTTAACAAAGATTTCGACCGGCTATGGATGGCCATTCAACGCGCGTTTATTTACCTCGGTGTTGCACTTCGCCGCCCATTGTTTGGTGGAGGTCCATTTAACGCTGATGGTTATCGAATCGCCAACCTCGGAGATCCGATTGATGACAATGATGCTACAACTAAAAAGTATGTTGATGACAAAATTGATGCTAATACGGACGCATGGAAAGAGGCAGATAAAAAACTTGATCAGAAGATCGACGCCAATTTCATACGAACTTTACGTGTGCCTGAGAGTTACATAGGCTCTCTACCTTCGGTGGTAATGCGGAGAAATAAGATTGTCGCAATGAATAATGACGGCAATCCGATAATGATCCTGCCAGAATCTGGATCCGCATCCGATGTTATGATTGAACTGGCAAAACCTACTGGTGCTTCTAATATCGGCGGCCTTGGGTTTCTGACTCCTGAAATGTTCAGTGAAAATATAACCCTCGATGATGATTTCTCATTGGCACTTCATCGCACCATTGAAGCCGCAAAAAAAGGCCCGGTGAAATTAATAATATTGGGTTCCCTATATAAAATATCATCGTCTTTCGATATACCGGATGGGGTTACAATCCGTGGCGGTGGGCCAGAAACAGGTGTTTATCTGGAAACAGCACCCGCTGAACCTATGCACATTATTTTTAATATGGCTTGCGTGGGGTCAAGGCTTGAAAACTTTGGTGTCTATTTCAACACGGGCGGTCAGGGGAGCATTTCAGCGGTTCAGGTATACGGCGTATTTCTCCAGGCAAACTCGAAAGACTGCACAATCAATGGACTGACCATAAACGGAAAGCCCGGTGATACTGTCATGGGCTTCAGCAATGGAATTCGCTGTACTGGTGCCGGAAACAAAATTTTGTTTTGCGATATTCAGTATTGCTCCATGGGGATTACTCATCGTGGTGAAGATTTTCTGATAGACAATAATTACTGTAATAATCATTTTGTTGATGAGTTTTTACAGGACTGGTATCCAACTTCACCTTTCTGGGATGGGATTACCGGGGAGGGTTCTGTGCGCTGCACTATCAGCAACAACACATGCGAATGCAACGGTCAGTCTGGTATCTACCTTGGGGGTAACGGGTCGTACTCGCATTCAAATAAATACTTAAATAATACGGTCAGGCATAATTTCAACCGTGGCATTGATATTGGTGTGTCAGGAACACCCTCAGAAACTAATAATGTTAACGGGATTCAGGCATCCGGAAACTTCTCTCAGGATAACCGTACCGTAGACTTTTGGATTTATGCATCCAGTGATGCAGTCATTGTTAATAATGTCTGTAAAAAAACCAGCGAATATGAAACTATTTTTGGTGCTTACTCCCTGAAGGAAAACCGGCAGGCTCTGGCTGCTGCGGGGTTCAACTGTAATATTCTGGGAAACAGGCTATATACTACTAAAAACGATAATTTTTCCTATTCAGCATCCGGAACTAACACTATCTTTGATGATACCAACTTTATCAATGACGGTGCATCTGGCTATATCCGTGAAGTGCTTTTCGCCCAGAAGTTCAAAAATTATAAAGGGGTTACAACGCCAGTTCTGAGGGCCGGTTACAATAATATCAGCATGATTTCATCCAGCGCGGCTTACACGATTGATGATAACTCGATTATCTATGAAATTGACCTTCATCTGACAGCAAGTGGAGGGAACGGAAATTTATATATCGGGACTTTCAACCCCCTGAACGGGCTTTTGCTTAAAAAACAAAGCGTGGAAGTGACTTACGTTTCAGGGATGAACAATAACTTTCTGCCCGGCAGCGAGCTTTTTGCTTACTTCCTCGCTGACGATCCGGCGCAGCTATGCATTGCCAGGCGGTACGGCTCTGACATTATCAGTGATATCCCGGCTTGCATCGGGACAGGAACGCGCATCCGGTTAATCGCAAAAGCGACGGTAAACACAACGACAAAGACAAACGACGCCACCGGAATCAGTCTGTTTGGCCATTCGTTTCTGTCGGAACAGGGTTTTGCAAACGGGGTTTCTGAATCTCTGGGCCTGCGGGCGTTTAACTATGCTCGCGGCGGTGCCAACTCCACAGAGACCGCGCTTGTTTTCGGCGCATACAAAAATTCCTACATGCCAGCAGGTGGGGTTATACCCGCCAGTGGCGCGGTTGAACTGTCCCCACAGGAAGAAGCTGTATGGAATGGCGGAGCGTGGGCCTACGTGACACTTGCCGGGGTAGAGGGCATCATCAACGCTACAAATGTTGGGGGAAATATGTCAAAAATCACATTCACCCGCTCATCTCCGGGTGAGGCTGTTTCTGTACCTTCTGCGGTACCCATGACTGTATTGTCCTGGGTTCGTCAGAACAGCTGGTCAACAAAATACCTGACTGACCACCCGACATTCAAAAATGACATAGTGATAATCCAGTGCATGCGAAACAACGCATCATGGGCTAAAGGTATCAGCGATGTGACCGCTATCGTCAATTCACTGGGTACAGGGAAATTCGTTATCCTGCCGGAATTCCCGTATTCGTATGAAAAGACAGGAACGGCAGGAGCAACGACTGTGACAAATTATAATGCGCAACTCAAAGCGGCCTGGCCGGATAACTACTGTGAAATCGGCGGGGTGGATCTTCTGCAAAACTTTAAAAACCACCACAATCCTGATTATGCGCAGGATGTAACTGATATCGGAAACGGCATAACACCATCCTCCCTGCGTTATGACAACCTTCATCCGTCGCGTTATCGTCAGGCTAATGCATTATGGTCAGGTGTTCAGGTCAACGCAGATTTTGTAGCGCGATTCATTAAATCCAAAGGCTGGGCGTAAATGGAAGAAAACTATCTGTCAGAGGAAAATCTTGAGTATCGGCAGGAATCAGTAGCCATTGAAGAAAACAATGTTGAAATCAGCGACGCTGAAAAGCTTGCTGTTGATTTGGATATCCTACCTGGTTGATAAGGTCGGGATTCCGACCTGAACCACACCTTACCCTCACACTACTCTACATAGTGATCCCCATGGGGGTAAGGCATGCGAATGAAGAATTTGCCGGATGTGGCGGCGGGAACGTCCTATATCACATCCACCGTCAGCGGCAGCTACTGGCTGCTGCAACTTCTCGATAAGGTAAGCCCCAGCCAGTGGGCGGCTATAGGTGTTCTGGCCAGTATTGTTTTTGGGCTGCTTACCTACCTCACCAATCTGTATTTCAAAATCAAAGACGATCGGCGGAAGGCACAGGACTATGAGCAACAAAGCTAAGTTCAGTGCCGCAATGCTGGCACTTCTGGCCGCTGGTGCATCTGCGCCGGTGCTGTTCGATCAGTTTATCAGCGAAAAAGAAGGTAACGCGCTGGTGGCCGTTGTTGATCCTGGGGGGGTGTGGTCGTTGTGCCATGGAGTAACCGTTATAGATGGTAAGCGTGTTATTAAGGGCCAAAGAGCAACTGAAGAACAGTGCAGGAAGGTTAATGCTATTGAGCGCGATAAGGCGCTGGCGTGGGTTGAAAAGAATGTGCACGTTCCGCTTACGCCACCGCAGAAGGTCGGGATCGCCAGCTTCTGCCCCTACAACATCGGCCCGGGAAAATGCTTTCCCTCGACGTTCTACCGCAAACTAAATGCCGGTGACCGCAAAGGTGCATGCGCGGAGATCCGGCGATGGGTGTTCGACGGTGGCCGGGATTGCCGACTGACAAAAGGCCAGAAGAATGGCTGCTACGGGCAGGTTGACCGCCGGGATCAGGAAAGTACTTTGACGTGCTGGGGGCTATACGAATGAACGGAAAAACCAAATTGGTAATTGTTGGTGGCGTACTGGCGGTATGCGCCGGCATTTTCTGGGCGGGGTATCTGAAAGGCTGGTACGCGCATTCTGAGCAAGTAAACAGCCAGGATAAAGAAAGGCTACCGAAGCAAGAAAAGGCTGTAGCTGCTGGCGAGCAGAAGGCGGCGACGGCGAACGCCGAAGCCAAAGTGATTTACCGTACCGTTTATCGTGATGTGGTGAAATATGTCAATGACCCGAATCGTACTGTGTGCAAGTTTGATAGCGACGCTGTGCAGCTGCGCCAACGAGCAATCGACGCGGCCAACTCCATCCCCGGATTTGATGAACCGGCCGTGCAAACTAAGTAACGCTGGTGCAGATAGCGACGCTGATCTGCTGGCGGACACACAATCAGCGGAGTGCGTACGGGAGCTTCGTACCAATATCTACCGCTGGCAATCGTGGTATCGTGCGACTGAATAAATATTGAATCTGGGGTATTATAAGCGTCAGAAGATAGTCTAAAACAGTGCTGTAACTTATTGTTTTCTCGCTGCTAGTTTATTGGTGTATGTTCGGATTATTTTCATATCTCATTGATATTTAAAATAATCAACACCAATTTAAAATCCCTCGGCGTTCGCGCTGTGCGGGTTCAAGTCCCGCTCCGGGTACCATTGGGATAAAGCAGAATAATCAAAGCAATAAGCAGTGTCGTGAAACCACCTACGGGTGGTTTT